TTCGTGGTATGCATTTGTATGGCAGAAAGATACTTCGACCTGAAGCTATCGTAACTGCTAAATACAACGTAGCGTAAGGGAGGATAGACTATGGCAACATATGATTTAACATCATCCGATACCACAGGGGTATCCTCAAATTCTATCGCAGCTATGCCATCTGTTAAAAATACTCATGTAATGAGAAATATTGAAGCATACTTAGATATTGATGCTTTAGTAGCAGCAGGTGGTAGCTTTTCAGATGGAGACATTTTTCAGGTGTTAGAAATACCTGCAAATACTCTAGTCTTAAATGCAGGTGCAGAAGTGATGAAAGCATTCACAGGCAGTTGTACTCTTGACATGGATTTTGCAGCAGGTGATGACATTATTGATGGTGCAGACATAACCTCTACAGGTTTTTGTGCAGCAGGAAGTAATGGTCAAACTAATACTATTGTGGGAAGTGCAGCTTCAACTTACACTCAATTTGTAACTACTACAGATACTATTGATGCTAAGATTGCAGGTGCAGCTCCAGCTACAGGCAGACTCAGAATGTATGCAACTGTTATTGATTTAGCAGGGCATGGATTAGATGATAAGCCTGATGAAGTTGATAGAGACCAATTAGCTTAATTAGCTAGATATAGGGTGGCAGGGAAACTTGCCATCCTTTTAACACGAGTTTATTATGGCAGAAACATTCCTTACACATACAAATAGAGTTATAGCACGATTAAATGAGGTAGCATTAACATCTTCTGATTTTGCTTCTTCACGAGGTATACAAACACAGTGTAAGAATGCCATCAACGAAGCTGTAAGATATATTAATCAAAAAGAATTTCAATACCCTTTTAACCATACTACAAAAACACAAACACTTACAGCAGGAACAGTTAAGTACAGTATTCCAACAGATGCTAAAACTGTAGATTATAATACATTTAGATTAGTAAAAGATAGTGATTTAGGTGTAAGTGGTGGAAGATTATCNATACTTAATTACAATGATTATGTAAATTCTTACATAACACAAGAAGATGAAATAGTTACAACNACATTAAGCACATCACATACGGATTCAGTTACAACAATTACAGTAGNTAGTACAACAGGTTTTGATAGTGCAGGAACTTTGCANATAGGTAACGAACAAGTTACATATACAGGCANAACAAGCACAACATTTACAGGTGCTACAAGAGGTGCTAATTCAACAACAGCATCAGCACATGATAGTGGTGTTCAAGTAGCACAGTTTGATAGAGGTGCTATACCATCTTATGTAACTAGAACACCTGANAATAATTANATTCTTTATCCTTACCCCAANAAATCTTTTTCTATAAAATATGATTACTTTACGTTTCCTAGTGATATGTCAGCACATGGAGACACAACATCTATACCTGACAGATTTGCACCTATAATAGCAGATGGTGCTACAGCTTTCGTATATCAATACAGAGGTGAAACCCAACAATATCAATTAAATATGCAAAGATTTGAACAGGGTATTAAAAATATGCAAACATTGCTAGTCAATAGATTTGAATACGTTAGGTCTACATATATACCAAGAACAGGATATTCTAATACAGCAGACATACCACTAAGGTTAACATAATATGCCTGACCAATCACAAACATCCCCTTTTACTTTTGCGTGTCAAGGTGGATTAGTTTTAAATCAACCGACATTTAACATGCAACCGGGTCAAGCATTAGAGTTACAAAACTTTGAACCTGATATTGATGGTGGTTATAGAAGAATAAGTGGTTTTAGAAAGTATATAAATCATATTGTACCTCAAACATCTGCTTCAACAGAAAAAGTATTAATGGTTGCAGAGTTTGCAAATAAAGTTATTGCAGCTAGAGGTCAAAAAATATTTAGTTCTGCATCAACTGAACTTTCTATAGCCATAGCTTCAGGAACAGGTATGACAGGTTCAGGAACTATAACTGTAGACAGTACAACAGGATTTAGTTCTAGTGGAACATTACAAATTAATTCAGAAATATTTACATACACAGGTGTTACATCAACAACCTTTACAGGTGTAACGAGAGCAACAAGTTCTACAAGTGCCGCAGCTCATGCAGTAAATGATGTAGTATCAGAAAGTTGGACAGAAAGAGATGCAAGTCGTTCTGATGCAGGTAAATATAATTTTGAAAGATTTAACTTTGATGGTAATGATAAATTAGTTGTTGTAGATGGGGATAATGCACCTACAGTATTTAATACGTCTATAGCAGCGACTGATGTATCATCAGCAGGTAGTGGCGAAGTTAGCACAGCAGTAACAGGTGCTAAGTTTGTAGCAGCTTTTAGAGAGCATATGTTTTATGCAGGTATGTCTAGTACACCACAAGAGTTAGTTTTTAGTGTACCTTTTGATGAAGATAACTTTGCAACAGGCAGTGGTGCAGGTTCAATAAAAGTTGATGATACAATAGTTGGATTAAAAGTTTTCCGTAGTGATTTATTTATATTTTGTGAAAATAGAATATTTAAATTATCAGGAAGTACATTAAGTGATTTTACAATAACACCTGTAACAAGAAATATAGGTTGTGTAAATGGAGACACAATACAAGAATTTGCAGGTGACTTAATATTTTTAGGACCTGATGGATTACGTACAGTTGCAGGTACAGCAAGAATTGGTGACGTTGAGATTGGTACAATTAGCCGTGCTGTACAAACTGAAATAGATAATAATATAATAGATTCAGATTTATTTGAGTCTATTGTTATACCTGATAAAACACAATATAGATTATTTTTTAGTAATAGTTCAGATGCTGAAACAGCAACAAAAGGTTTAATATGTGTTTTAAAAGGTCAACAGTTTGAGTTTGCAAAATTAAAAGGCATTAAACCATCAGCTACAGATACATTTGTAGAAACAGGAGATGTAAAAGCAATACATGGTGGTTTTGATGGTTATGTTTACAGACAAGAAAAAGGCAATGATTTTGATGGAGAAGCTATAGATGGTAAATATAGAAGTCCTGATTTAACATTTGGAGACCCCGGAGTTCGTAAACACATGCAAAGAGTTATTTTAAATTATGCACCTGAAGCATCAATTAGTGCAGATTTATTTTTAAGATATGATTATGAAGATGCACAAGCACCAAGACCTGCTGCTTATCCTTTTGATTCTTCAAAAGTGTCTGCTGTTTATGGAACATCAACATATGGAACAGCGACTTATGGTGGTTCAACACAGCCACTAGTAAGACAGTCAGTAGAAGGTTCAGGGTTTGCAGTAGCACTTAGGGTTAATGATAGTGGAACTACTGCACCATACTCATTAAAAGGGTTTGGATTAGAATATCAAGTGGGAGCAAGAAGATAAATGGGAGCAACGTATACAAGACAGTCTACATATACTGATGGCGATGTTATACAGGCATCCGATACTAATAATGAATTTAATCAGTTATTAGCTGCATTTGCATCAAGCACAGGACACACACATGATGGTACAAGTGCTGAAGGTGGTCCTATAACTAAATTATTAGGCACATCTATAACAATAGGAGATGGTACAGCAGGTACAGATATAGCTGTAACTTTTGATGGTGAAACATCAGATGGTGTTCTTACTTGGATGGAAGATGAAGACCACTTTAAATTTTCAGATGACATAGTAATAGATAGCACTAAAAAATTATATTTAAATGATGAAGGTGGAGAGCATATAAGTGGTGATGCTACAGATTTAACAATAGCATCAGGAAATGACATTAATTTAACAGCAACAACAGATATTAATATACCTGCTAATGTCGGTTTAACTTTTGGTGATGATGCAGAAAAAATAGAAGGTGACGGAACTGACTTAACTGTTTCAGGTAACAACATAAATCTTACAGCAGTTGCAGATGTAAACATTCCATCAGGTGTAGGACTAACATTTGCTACAGCAGAAAAAATAGAATCAGATGGTACTGATTTAAGTATAACTGTTGGGTCAGGTGGTGATATTAATATACCTGCCNATATAGGATTGACATTTGGTGATGATGGAGAGAAGATAGAAGGTGATGGTACAGACCTTACTATAACAGGTAATAATATTAACTTAACTGCTACAGCAGATATTGTAGTTCCTGCAGATGTAGGTATTACATTTGGTAGTGGTGAAAAAATTGAAGGTGATAGCACAGATTTAACTATTACATCAGGTGCTAAAATAAACTTAACAGCAACTTCTGATGTACATATACCAAACAATGTTGGTGTTGTATTTGGTGGTGACAGTGAAAAGATTGAAGGAGATGGCACAGATATGACTATCTCTGCAAACAATCTTACAGTNGATGCAGTAGCAGATATTACTTTAGATGCAGGNGGTGCAGATGTAGTTCTTAAAGATGATGGCACACAATACGCATCTTTTACAAANTCTAGTGGTGATTTAGTAATTAAATCAGGTTCTACNACTATGCTTACAGGTAGTGGTGCTGACGTTACAATCGCAGGTGATTTAACTATATCAGGTGATGACCTAACTATGGGTACAAACACTAGTGGTCATATCATGGTTGCAGATGGTACTAACTTTAATCCTGTAGCAGTATCAGGTGACGTAACAATCAGTAATACAGGTGCTGTAACAATAGCAAATGATGCAGTTGAAACTGCAATGCTTAATGATAATATTATTACAGGACAGACTGCTGAAACTTCTGTTGCTAGTAACGATGTTCTTTTGATTTATGATACAAGTGCTAGTGCAATTAGAAAGATTACTCGTGCTAATTTTACTGCAGGACTAGCTTCTTCAGATGCTATCAATACAATCGTACAAGATACAACTCCACAGTTAGGTGGTAATCTTGATACTAATTCACATAACATACTTATTGACGATGCACATTTTATTGCAGATGAAAATGGTAATGAACAAATTATATTCCAAACTACATCTTCTGCTGTTAATCAGATTGATGTAACAAATGCTGCAACAGGTAATTCACCTGAAATATCTGCAACAGGTGACGATACAAATGTTAGTTTAAAGATAACACCAAAAGGTTC